CTGCTACTGCTTTCTCGTTCAGAGCATCCTCGACTTCTTTCTTAGAAGCAAGGTTGCCCAGAGAGTCGACCACAACAATAACTTTATCGCCCTTCTCGATATTCTCGAGCTGTGCAGTCAAGTCAAACTTCAACTCTTCAATATTAGTAATCGGACAGTGCAGGACACGTTCCATATTAATACCAAACATCTCAAAGTATGACTGCGGAGAACCAAACTCAGAATCATAGAACAGCATCACTGCGTCTTCATGCTGCTTCATATAAGAAGAAGCAATCTTGAGAGAGAAACTGGTTTTAAAATGTTTAGAAGGTCCAGCAAGAATCGTGACACCAGGAGAAAGTCCCCCATCTACAGAACCAGACAATGCTACGTTCAGCATAGGTACATCTGTAGGGGACTGCTCTTTTTTACCGTAATATTTTGATTTGGTGATAACTTCAGAATCCAGTTTAGAATTCTTTTTCAGTTTATCCATAATTGAAGGCATTGACTATTTCCCTTGTTTGTTATATGCTTTCCACTGACGTCGCTTCTGTTTATTCTTTGGACGTGAGTTTGGAGACTTTCCGATTGAAGTGCGACTATGTGGATCAGAGTGCCCTTGCTTTGTGCCTTTAACTGCCATGTATATACTCCTTGTTCAAAAGTTAGAAGGGTATTATATACCATTATTCTCTGTTTGTCAATCTATTTTTTTATAAATAGTTTACATTCACCAACCCAAGGCAAACACCATGTTCAAAAAAATGTTTGCTGCTTTCATCATGTTGTTTTTGGCTACAGCAGCGTATGCGCAAGAAGAGACCGCAACCACAACTAATGACCCAATCGTAACAGAGAATACTACTACCAGTACTGTAACGACTACAAGTGATTCGACCAATACAGTTATCACTGCGCCTCCTACAGCTATCTCTCCTAATATTAATACAGCCAACTCTGATTTATGTACAGTCGGAGTGTCTGGCGCTGTACAGACACAGATCTTAGGGATCTCGTCTGGTATGACTGTTAGGGATATGAACTGTGAAAAGCTCAAGAATGCCAAGACTCTATATGACATGGGAATGAAAGTTGCTGCAGTTTCTGTTATGTGTCAAGATCCTAGGATCTTTCAGGCTATGATGGATGCGGGAACTCCATGTCCCATTGATGGTAAAATCGGTGAAGAAGCTAAGTCAGAATGGGAAGATCCATCTAATGCCGAACGTAGACCAGACTCTCAATCAGGTATAGGAATGAACATTGATCCGGATACTAGGACCACTCTTCTGGGTGGCGCTGTCGTACTTGGTATTCTTGCCATCTTACTCGGCGGCTGATACCACCTACGGAGTCACTAATAACGCAATCAATGACGGACTAACTTGGTCACCTGTAGATGTTTTACCAGATTTTTCGTCTCCTAACGTATCATTACAGGTTAATGGCGTAACCTATTACTATGTCATGACTAAAGACCCAACGACAGATGCTACGGTCTATATTAGAAACGAAGATGCTATAAATGGTGGATACGTCTTTGAAGAGGTAGATGATTGGTCAGGTTTGCCGGGAAACTCTATTTTAAAAAACTTTAGATTCTCTGGTATTCCAGCAGAGCAATGGGGTGAAGGTTCTATCACTGTAGACGGTGACGGGATGGTAAGCGACGCTTCTGTTATATACCTTTATAGAATGGATATAACAGAGCCTGACATTATATGTACTAACCCCATTATAAGTCCTGAATGTCCCGGATTTTTAGATGCTTTATATAAATATCTAGAAGGACTTGAGTATGTTGATCCAGAAGATGAGTTCTATGAATACTGGGTTGAGATGCAAGAGTCTCGTGAGATTGAAAACGAAAACAAAAAAGTAGAAATAACTGAAGAGAATGAAGAAGATTTAGAGAAAAGTTTGAAGACTGATCCCGATGTTGGTGGATTCATTGATGGATTTGCTCAGCAAGGGGTATTAGAAAGACTTTCAAACGACCCTTTAATTCAACCATATTATGAAGTAGACTATCCTGAAGTATTAGTATACGAAGATACTCTACAACTTGAAGACACAGTATTACCTGATAATAACAGGGCGCTGAGACAGTTGGCTAGTGATGCCAAACATTATTCTATGGTACGCTCTCAATATGATAGAGAAAACACAACCGGAGAATAACAAATGTTAAGACTTTTCGCAGCGCTTGCAGTTGCAGTCGTAGGTACTACGGCTAATGCTGAGAGTATTCCCATCACGGGTAATGTGGCTTCTAAATGCTCCATCTATACTTCTGTAGCAGGTGTATATGGAAACCCAGCTCCCGATGAACTAAACACAGATCCTGTTAAAGGTGGTGTAGATCCAGTAGTGCGTTTTGACGTAACTGCTGCAGACTACTATATTGCTAAAATCTCTTGGCCTAACTCTTTTGCGACATCACCAACACTTGATGATGCTCTCGCATGGGATGGTGAAGTAACAGTCTCCCAGACTTCTGACGCTGGCATGTCTGGTTACGAAGCTGCCAAGGTCGAGTATGATAACGTTACCGAATATGATCTGACAGTTGCTGGATCGACTTGGTTTCAAATCGAATCTGACGTAACTTACGGATATGGAAAATCGTTTCCTGGCGGTGAGTATGCTGCTAACGTAGTAGCAGAGTGTATCGCCAGCTAATGAAAAAAATCATTACGGCGGTGGTGGCGGCATTTATGGCTACTACCGCACATGCTCATGAGTGGACGCCAACATACCCCAAGTTCGAACCCTCGTTCATGGACGGTATTGTTGTAACCACTATGAAGATCTTTAATAAAAGATCAGATGTAGAATACTATGAGATTTCTGTCTATGACGAGGAATGGAATACGGTTCCATTCGCATCAACTCAGAAACTTATTAATGTCGATTACTTAGGTCAAGAGTCTGTAGAAATCTATATCCGAGAAGCAGACTGTGACCGCATTGAATACATCTGTACGACTTCCAGACAGTTCGAGTTGAATGCTCCAGAGTCTGGTATAGAGTCAAGAATATGCTCAAAGGTATAACTATGATTGACTATACATGGAGCAGATTACTGCTCATATCACTCATAATGTTACTACTTTTTGCATCTGTTGCATTTGGACAGTCCAGTTCCCTTAATCTATCATTGCCGTCTGCCCCCGGCAGTTATCAATCAGATAGATTTAAGGCTGGTGATCTAGACTGTTCTAATGCAATCGGTAGCGCTACTAACTTAGAATTTGGCGTTACGGGCATTATTGGCAGAGGGTATACTGATCCTCTTTCTGGTTATGTAGACTCAAGGGTCGGAGACGTTGGCGTCTTTGCTAGAATTATTATTCCATTAGGTCAAAAACCAAAAGCAAGAATTGACTGTAATGAACTATACCTTCTCGAACTGCGCAAAAAACAGCTAGAGGTGATGCGACTTGAACAAGAGATACAACAACTCCGACAGTTACAGTTCCAATAGGAGAAAGTACAGTGTATGAGTATAAAGCAAACTTGATCAAAGTAGTTGATGGAGACACAGTTGATGTTGATATTGACCTAGGATTTGGTGTTTGGTTAAAAGATGAACGTGTTCGAATTGCTGGTATTGATACGCCAGAATCTAGAACCCGTGATCAAGTTGAAAAGTTATTCGGTCTTGCGGCGAAGAAAAGAGTTCAAGAACTATTAGCGGATAAAGTTGTTCTTAAAACATTCGCAGCCAAAGACGGAGAAGATATGAAGGGTAAGTTTGGTAGGATTCTTGGTGATTTCTATGTTGGAAATGACAAGAAACTACTGACTGAAGTTATGATTGATGAAGGCCATGCAGTACCTTACCATGGTCAGAGTAAGGATGATATTCATGAGATGCATCTTTCTAACAGAGAAAGACTGGTAGCAAAGGGCATTGTTGTTTTAGAAGACGTTTTAAATGAAGGATTAGAATAATGGCTGAAGAACAAAAGACAAACCAGCAGCAAGAGGTTCCAATCGATATGCCGGAAGGCAAGATGGAACTATCTCTGCGCATTCTTAGCAATGAACTGATTGGTATCAAAATGTCTGTGGATGACATGAAGATGAAGTGGGTCGTGATCGGCGTGGGTGCAATCGCACTTATGCTTTGGGCTGCGTCTTCTTTCGCACCACAATTAACAAATGCAATGCAAGGATTAGGAGGCGTCGGTGGCTAAAACCCTACAATCAGACTCGATATATAATCAGTTCGACGAGGACGGAGATGGAATCGTAACGGACGAAGAAATGGCAAAAGCGGAGCGAATGCTCCAGATCGAAAACGATGATAAGAAGCAAGATGCTCAGAGAGGGATGGCATGGTTCGCCCTTGCTGGCATGCTGCTCTATCCTTTTGCTATTATTATCTCCTCTATCCTAGGTCAGGAAACTGCTTCCGGTCTGCTGAAAGACATTGCACCAACCTACTTTGTATCGGTCGCCGCTATCGTAGCTGCATTCTATGCTAAAGAAGGTATTGAAGGGATGAAGAAGTAAATGGCTGAAATAGAATTCGCTGGGATCAAGTTTAAAGGTGGACGTATGGTTGCGGTTGCTATGGGACTGTCTACATTAGTAGGTGGTCTCTATGGCGGCTTTGAAGTCTATAAGGACTATATGGATATGAAGGAAATGATCCAACAATACGTTGCACCTGATCTCAGCGGATTCCAAGAACAGTTATCTGTTATAGAGCAGAAAATGGTTAGCACAGAAGACTCTGTTCTTCAGGCAACCGAGTATGCTCGAACAATTAAAAATGATTTGAAGGATGATGTTGCTCGACTTGAGACAATGGTTGATCGTATCGAAGATGGATTACGAGAAACCGAAACTGAAGTCAGAGATATGATAGATGCAGCGGAAGATAGATTTGATAGAAAACGTGATGCTCTGTATGGAGAGACAGAAAGAAAGATCAAAGAGGTTGATGATAGATTGTCTGCTCAAATCCAAGAAGCATTGGATAATCCGTTAGCAAATTGAATCGAGTAGGGGGCAATATGCCCCCCTTCTGTTTCTAGGTTCCCCGATACGAACCCAACTCAATTATGCTGCGAGAGCGTAACGAGAAGGTGCAACATAGTTGTTAGCACTTAGTTTAAGTGATACTTACGGTATCAATCGGTTTGTCTCCACTTGCTTTCCGCACCAGTCGATCCTAATTCACCCCCATCAGTGAGTATACTAGACCGTGGCTGAGAAGTTCCGTTACTTCGCCGCAGAGACTAGCATGCTTTCCACGTCTTACCTAGTACACTCACTGGTGGAGGTGAGGGGATTTGCACCCCTGTCCTGTATACGTTCCGCTCGCTTCATCAACGAACAAGGTTATTTATCTAAAATACTCTCCCAGAGCCATCCAGACAAAAAGTCCTCCCAAAAGAAGGACAAATATAATTGCTAAGATTTCCATTTATCACTCCGGATGATAAGAACGAATACGATTTCTGATCGCATCTTCAGCATCATTTAGTTGCCGAATCCAATCATAATCGAGTTTCCGTTCTTTACACTCTTCACTCATACGCCACTGAGAGATATATCCCCATGCGTCCTGAAGTTCATCATAATTACCTTCAATTACGCAGGTATTATCTGCGATAATCCGGCGAGCAAGATCATAACCATCAACCATTTATTTTATCCCCTTATCGTTGTACTACTCGTTGTACTACTGCGTCGGTAACGAAGAACGGATCGTCCATATCAAACCATGGTTGATCCTGCTTAGCCTTCCACTGATCCAGAGTCATATCACGATCAGACAGCCAATCGGCAAACATTTTTGCCTTAGCAGCATTGGCTGTGCGTTTGCCCGCAAACACACCCATCAGCCAATCTTGGTTAAAGTCTACCGTCTGCCAAACCATCCAAACTTTAGTCTGACCAAACATGTTCTTTTGCATAACAATTTCCTTTCTTATGCAGCAATTTTCTCAGGGAGCATCTGAAAGCCGAAGGTATCGACTACGAAAGCCCAATCATTTTCATCAACGATGATGTCACCGACGGAGACAGAAGAGAAGGTGCCGTGCACCCGAACTTTATCCAAGTTGCGATCATCCCAGAAGTTACCGATATAGAACA